TTAAGATCATGCTATAACAAGAATAGCCACCCCTTGCATCACTAACCTCAGTGCCATCTAAAAATAACTTTATGTGTAAACAGCCTGTCGCATCCCCCCCATAGCCCGTCATAAATTGAAATTCATAAATGACAGATGATGTACCACTTGGAGGTGTGTAATTGATCGAAGACCCCGTGATATCTGCATACGTCTGAGTAGATGTCTGGGCGGCTGTTACATCTGTTGAAGTGTAAGTTCCAGAAGGAACAGTAACTGCACTCCCGTCACAGACTAATGGAACAACCTCTAAAATTGAGCCAGCACCACCCATGGCTCCCCAAGCGTTATCACCTCTAAGATATGTACTAGATGAAGCAGTTCCGGAAGCTGATAGCTCTGCAACACCAATAGCATCGTCAGCCATTTTAGCGTTAGTTATACTATTATCTTGAGTAACCATATAATTAGGATGCTCTTGTGCATAACGTGCTTCTATTTTAGCTGTACCTGTAGGGATGGCGGCATCGAATGTAACTCTTACACCTGATACAGTATAAGTATCGTGATGCTGAGTTACTCCATCAAAAGTAATATGAACATTATTCTCATTGCCGGGATCAGCACTAAGATCAATGTATGTGCTAGAGCCGTCATTAAATCCTACACCATCAGCGAATACATCTACTGTAGGTGTTACGAGTTCTCTAAGTGTAGGTGAGATACCAGTAAGATAAGCCATATTAAGTCTGCTTCAAATAAGAAATTGTAGCCTCAAGTGAACTATTTGCTTGAGCATCCATTTTTAAGTACATACCAGTGGTAAGAATTAATTTTCCTAATATCGGACTAAATGCATCATTTACTGGAATATTAACTTCTTTACATAATATTGCATTAGTTCCTCCACCACTTGCATATACTGTTACTGTTACCCAACAAGCAGTAGTAGCATGAACATTTGCTATATTACATCCTATTATTGTTAGTGTTTCACCACTTCCAGCAGTCAACACAGTGGGATCACTGGTAGTTAAGTCTGCGAAAGTTGATGTTAATGTATTAGCCATTTTAGCCTCCTAAAGCTAGTATAAGTCCTATATCAGCATCAGCTCCATCAGAACCAGCAGCACCTGTTGCTCCAGTAGCTCCTGTTGCTCCTGTAGGAATTCCAAAAGTAAAGACACCAGTAGCAGCTGAAAAACTTACAGTAGCACTAGATCCTACACCTAATGTAGTTGCTACAGGACTTTCACTGATTAAGTCACTTGCATCTATTAATGTAACTATATCACCATTAGTAACTCCTGTATCATAAGAAGTTACTGCAGTATGTGCCACTGCTACTACACCATAACGTCTAGAGTCTGAAATAAAAGAGTTAACTGTATACTCAGTTCCAGCAGTCCAAACACCTCCATATGATACATCAACACTAACGGACTGCCAATATGTTGAATTAGCTGTTCGATCAGCAGGAAATGTTAATGTACTAGAAGTAGTATGAGCTACAAGAACTTCCCAAATAGTATCAGTAGTTCCATCAATATAGCGTTGACCAACTGAGACAGCCAAGGCATTTTGCCAAACTCCTTTAACATTACTAACAGCAAGATAACGAGATAACAAAGCATCTACTAAATGCCAGTTATCGTGCTCCTCAGTATGCCAAGGAATTTTGTCAAAATCAGTTAGATTGAAACTAAAATTTGTTGTTTCAGTCATATCAGATCCTAAACGTCTATTTCTGTACCAACAACCTGTATCTTCATTGACTGCATGGTTAGTGTTGCAATGGTATAAGTAACAGTATCACCAGCAGACAAATAATATTCAAAGGGAGCTGGAGCAACAGTTAGTAGTGCAGTTGCACCTGTTGGAGCAGCAGCAGTTTCTGGATTAACCATTAACGTACTATTAGAATGTACATAACGTGCAGCTGTCATATTAAGGACAACAGCAACATCAATACCGTTAACAGTAATAGTTAAGTCACCAGTACCAGTTGAACCATGAGAAAGTCCTGACCACATTATTTTGACTTTAGCAGCCTTTGCAGATGGGACAGTATAAACAGTAGTTGTTCCAGCAGTAGCAGTTGTTGCTTCTCCAAGAACTCCAATTTGATCAGCCATTATTAACTCCTATTAAAGTGTTGATCGTTCAAAAGCAATATCTCTAGGTAAATCACTAGGAGCCACAATGTTATGAAACCTAACAACAGCCTCTTGCACTTCTGATTCAGATAAAAAACCATAAAATGCTTTAGCTCCAGCAACACTTGTTCTTTGTTGTAGAGCAGAGATTTCGTCACGAATGATGAGTAGTTGTGCTCTCATCGTAGCCTTACTGACTTTTACATTATCAGCAGGAAATGTTACATCAACGGCACTTGTCATTTTTTATCTCCTAACAGAACCACCTAAATATGCTAAAGATACTGAAATAACTTTTAATTGGTTTACAGCATCTCCTGATAGTCGTAACTTTTGGATCTTATACTTTGCTGTCCAAGCATATAGCTTTTCTAGTCTAGTGGGTCTTCCACCACCAAAGTCTTCACCAAATTCATCACTACCAAATCCAGGGGAGTCTCCTCCTTCAAATACCATAGATAGAGTAGGGTCTAATACATCTACATCCCAACCAGTAAGATCATCAAACTTTAATGAGTCTTCTTCCCAATCCTCACCAAAGTCTGTCTTATCTTTATATATATTATCGGTGAACATTTCAACCAAGAACTTGTTATCTCCTAGTGTATCGAAGTTAATATAACGACTATTCTTTACTTTAAATCTATCGTTATTATCACTCCAAGGAAGTTCCCAGATAAATTGTATTGGTACACCACTATCAGCTTCATTAGCTACAGGATTAAATCCAGTGTTATCTAAGAAGGTAGTATCATCACTAAACATTTCTTGATCACCTTGATAATCTGTATATACCTGATTATGAGTAGATTCTCCTAAACGATATACTTGAGTACCTGTAGTAAGAAATAAATGTTTTAATGCTGATCTACAACCAGACTTAAAGTTCCAATTACGCCAATCAGACCAAGAACTAATTTTAAGAGCTTCATTCTTTTTATAAACAAAACAACGATACTCTGTAGTTAATTCATCTGTAGATCCATTTGGGACAAAAAACATATAGTTAGTGTTAGCACTATCCCAAATACTCCATACATTATCTTCAATAGCAATTGTACTATCTAATTGATCTAATACCTTATGATACTCAGGATCTATTAATTGTGAGTCACGTTTACTTTGTGTAGCTCCTGTAAATAATGCACGTTTAATTGAGGATATACCATTAACATCACCAAATAGTATATCTTCTCCAACAGTTTGTATCACTCTATGAGATAATGCTCCGACATTCTCCATTGCATCATCAAATGTAGGAGTATGTACGTCTTCTGTAAAAACACCTAAAGTTCCCGGCAATACAGCATCTTCAAACATTACCATAAGTTTATCACGAAACCTACCTAAACCCTTAATAGCAAATGAACCACTTGGAACTCGTGATCCTAAGTTTAAATTAACAGCATCATTAGGAGCAGAATCTCCTACCCAAGTACCACTTACATCTGTTGCTGATATATATAATTTGTCTTCAGTACCAGCAGTAAGATCTCCAGCCATTACTAAATATCTTCCATGTGCTACCACAAATCGTGCTATTGGTGTGTTAGCATTTGTATTTGTAGCTAAATCTTTGAGATATTCTACATTTATACTAGAGTTAATTATTAGTGGCTTGTTGATTCCATTACATACAATTAGATCACCATTAAAAACAGCAAAAGATGCGAAGGTTGTCGTAGTCCATCCATCTGGGTTTCCAGCTAAATTATTTGCCCAAGTATCTGACCATATTTCACTTACTTTACCAGTAGAATCTATTTTAACTAATTTACCATTCCTACCTACAGCTATAATATGTCCACTATAGTACTCACAATTTACTATTGTATCTAAATATTCATTAGTTTCAGCAAATAAAATAGTTCCGGGTCTTACTTCATTAGCACCATCAATTCCTAATTGCATATTTTCTAGTATTTTAGAAAATTTATTGTCTAAATTCAAATCGTTATCAACAACATTCCATCCACCAGAAAAATCACGTAACGTAGCATCAAGCATTTGATTACCACGTTGTATTTTATTGTTAGCTGGAAATAAGAATGTATCTGCCATTAAAAAGGTATATCA